AAAATAGTAAGTAATGGAGATAGGCATATGTTTTCTATACATATTCCATTATCAAGATTAAAAAAATTAGTTAGTAAAGATTATAGAGTTGTGCCGGGCGGAGATAATTTAACATCAAAAGGATACTTAGTACCTTTAACTGATTTAGTAAAAATATGACGATAGAATTTTGGCAATGGTGGTTACTATCTATGGTAACAATTAACACAGTAATTAATAGTATTGTATTTGTTGTAGGTCGTAAATTTAAAAAGGAAAAAAAATGATTACAAAAGAATTTTTATCTGAGGCTATCAGATTATCTGGCACAGATAGACAAAAGGATTATGGAGATAAAGTAGATAACCATAATAATATAGCTAGGCTATGGTCTGCCTATCTAGATAAAGATATAAAGGCTCATGATGTAGCAATTATGATGTCATTATTAAAAATAGCCCGTACTAAACTGGGTGCAGTTAGTAAGGATACCTATATTGATATGGCGGCATATAGTGCTATTGCAGGAGAAATTAAATTTAAGGAGAAAAAATAATGAATTATATTATTACACAAGAACAGTTAAACACTGTAATGAAATACATGTTTACTAGGCCCTATCAAGAAGTAGCCCAAGGTATAGCAGTATTAAGTAAGTTACCCAAACTTGATGATAAAATAAATCCAGATTTTATTAGTGAAGAGGGCAAAAAAAATGACACCAAAAACTAAAGAGGCAATCCTTTTTAGCACTGTGGTGTCAATAAATAATAATGGTAATTTAATTACAAAGCATGAGTCATTACCTACTAAAGAAGTCTTAAAAGAACTTGGTGATGACTACTATGCTCATTTAATATCTGCTATTGTAAATCATTGCAAAGCAGATTCATATCACTTTGATGAAGAACTACGCAATTTGTTGCGAAGTATTTGACATCAATCCTTTATCCTCTTCAATAGAACCTGTTGGTGCTAAAGTATTCATAGCCATAGCATTTTTCATTGGTGTAGGAACTTGAATTTCTTCTTCTATCTGTGGTGTTTGCTCTTGTGTTTGTGGTTGTTCTGTTGTTTGTACTTGGTCTCGTTTTAAAGGTGTAGGAGGAATTTGTGGAGATTGTTCTTTCATTAATCCTTGTGTCATTGGTGTAGATTTTTTTGAAGGTGCACCTGCAATATTTCCATACTGTTCCATCAACTGACTAAAATTAACATCCCTCATAGCACTTAATAAATCTGCAACAATCATAGGTCTAGATACATTTCCTTCCATTGGAGTAGTAGGTTGTGTTCTAACATTCTCTGTCATCATCTGTGTTATTAGTTGGTCTGTTACTGGTAATGCCATTTAAAACTCCACGTTATATTGTATACTAAAATCATTTGCCCAATCTAAAGTTACTTTTCCAGATTTTCCTACATCAAAATCAAAACCTTGGTCTATATACGCTTTAACAATAGCATAAGAAGCTCCAACAGTATTGTGTAAAGATTCGGGTACATTAGACATAACAAAATCTTCTACACTAAATTTAAGTTCATTATTTTGTAAAGCTAATTTAGGTGGTGTTGCAGTATTTTCATTTGACATCAAACTAGATGGGGTTGTTAAATCCATATTATATTGAAGATTACCAAATAAATTTGGCCCTTCATCTTTAGCTTTATTTACTTCTGTAGTAACTCCAGTTTTAGGTCTTTTATCTTTATCTGGGTCTGACCCCGGAATAGTTAATCTAAGTTCTTTTTTCTTTTCATCTGGTTTTGGTTTTGGTTTAGGAACAATAGGGTCAACAGTATTATTATTATTGTTGTTATTATTGTTATTATTTTGAAAATTTTGCTGTATTTTTTTAGCTTCTTTTCCTTTTTTATCAGATGTAGTTGAGCCAGATAAATTACTTATACCTGCGGACATCATAGATTGTGCCGCTTGTTGATACGCACTAGTATCGGGTTTATTAGATTGGCCTAAACCTTTTACAGAACCATGATAACCTCCGTGTGGCATTTATTATCCTCCTAATGGATTTTTACTTTGTAGTTTTATTTCATCTATCTGTGCATCTTGCACTTCATTTTCTTTCATTGCAATAGCAATATTTCTTTCCATATCAGATAGAATAGTTTTTATTTCTTTAATATCTTTTTTTAATCCATCTATATTAGGTATCTGTATACCTGCTACAGATTCTTTTACTCCAGATATCTCTGCATACACATCAGTTAAGTCTGTATCTTCTGGTATATCAAGCATAGCTATTTCTTCTCTTACTTTACCAATCTGTGAAAACACAGAAGTTAAATCTACAGGTTGTATTTTTTCTTCTACTTGTGCAATTCTATCAATCAAATCAACTTTGTATTCATTAGCATAGAGTAAAGCACTATCTACTTTTAAATTAAGTTCTTTATCTTTTTCTTTTAGTGGGCTTAAATTAACTGCAGGTGTAGATTCTATTGCATCAAGACGTGAGTTAAACTGGCCCCATGTGTAAAAGCCCCCACCTATTGCCCCAATAACACCTAAAAGTGCCGCATATGTGCTTAGTTTATCCATTATCTTCATTGTTTCATTGCCTCCAACTCTAATTTAAGTTTGTTAGTTTTGTTTTTTGCTTCTTGTAGCTGTACCCTATGTACCTCTACTGGGTCGTTTTGTGAGTAACTTGCAAGAGTTATCTCACTATAAATCTCTTTATTGTAAACGCTTAAATCTATTTGATTAAATAAATCTAAGTTTTGATTATTATATATATCTTTTGATTTATAAAATTTAGTTTTATTATAAGCGTCTAATGTATTATTTTTAAAAAATAAATCCTCTTTTGATAAGTTTTGAGTTGTTTCTTTTGTAACTTTAGCTATTTGTTTTGCTATAGCTTTTAAATTCTTTTTTAATTTGCTTTCTACTTTTGCAACATCTGTAACAGCCCCGTCTTTGGAGTCCACTTCTCCTCCTTCCGGTTGTACACTGTCTTCTTCTCCACTATCTTCTGACTGTACTTCGGAGTCCTCAGTGCTTTCGCTACTGGGTTCGTCTTCTTCTGGGCTTGATTCTTCTGTTGATTCATTGTTTGCTATTTCTTTTTCTTCTTCTATTGGTTCTGCTTCAGTAGATTTAGGCTCTTCCATTGCCTCTTCTTTTTCTTCAATAACCTCTGGTACGCTTTCTTCGTTAGTTGCGACTTCTTCCATCGGTTCCTCAAACTCTTCAAAAGATTCCTCAGTAAGTTCGTCATTGAACTCCTCCTCAGTTATCTCTTCAAAAAACTCTTCGGCTGTTATACCTTCATCTTCAAGAAACTCCATGAACTCTTCTTCCATGCCTGTTTCTTCTAAAAAATCTGTAAAGTCTTCTTCAAATTCCTCTGTAAATACTTCCTCTACCATCATTGGTGGAGGCTCCATTGTAAAATCATTTTCAAAAAATACCTCTTCTATTTCGGGTATTTCTTCCATATCAAACTCCTCCATTATAGGAGGTAGCTCTTCTATATAGATTGTTTCTATATCTTCAAAATAAAATGAATCATCAAATGTAAATTCATCTTCTATAACTATGTACTCTTCTTCAAAGTATATCTCATCTGTATCCCAATTAAAATCATCTGGAATATCTTCTACTATATCAATAATATCTTGGTCAATATCATCTATAACTTCTTGTGTATCCTCATCAATAGGAGCTATGTAAGTATAAGTAACATTTAATGTGACATTATCTATATCTGGCCCCCAATGACCAGTTAAACTATTAGTGTTTTCTACTGATACTTTTATATCAAAATCTGTTTGTGTATTAGACCCTTGTATGTGAGTATCTGTATAGTTGCTAAACTGATTACAATTTACAGAACCACACCCAGTATCATTTATAACTCTTTGTTGTGTAGATACTGAACCATCAGAACCAGTTATAGTTTGTTTTAATGTTGTTGTATTACTATAAGTATTCCAATACCAAATATCTGCACCAAGTGTACTAGACCACCCATTTTGTATTTCTTGAGTTGTCATATTTGTTTTTTCTGACAACTTTACAGTTTGTTCTATTACAGTATTTTCTTCTGCCGCAACAGAACCTCCGGGGCCATTACCTCCACCTGCAGACATATAATTATGACCATGTGTATGTTCATCTATTGTCCACCCAGTAGTGTCATAAGTAGTACCAGTACCAAAAGTAGAGTTAGTTAATATATTTCCAGTGTCTATTTCAACACCAAAAGATTTATCCCATGCAAATAAAAACCCACATGTAATTAGTATGGGTAATATGTACTTCATCCGCTATGTACGTTAATTACTCTTTGTTCTTTTGTTTCTAAATCAGTTTCAATAATAATTTTATCTACTTCTTCTTGTTGTTTTAATGTTTCTAACTTAGCTTTTTCTTCTGCTACTTTTCTAGCAAGAGCTTCTTGTTCTAATCTTAATTTTTCTGCTTCTTCTTGTCTTGCAATTTCTGCAAGTTCCTCATCAATACGAGAACGATTTTCTAATTTAGATACATAAGAATTATAATCGGGTCTTTCAACATCATATTTATCCCATTGTTCTAAAGCTTCTTTACCAATCTTACCTTCAAAAGGACAAGGTGTTCCTGCCATTTGCATCGCCTCAAAAACTCTTTCATCTTGACAAAGAATAGAAACAGCCGCAACTTTCATAC